GCTTTTTTCTTGTCTTCTTCTGTACCATTACGAAGAACCCGATAGCGTTCTTCTGCAATAGGGTCTCTCTGATCCCATGTAGCCGGGCTGACAACAGAGACAAACTGTCCGTTTGCAAGACTATTCCAGCCATAGTTATAATAGTGTAAAAATGTTTTTGCCGGATTTTTAATATTGGGTAGTAAGCGTACGGTATAAGTGTTACCAGGCTCGGTTTTTAAAAAGTCTTTATACTTTGTATTAGGTGACTCGTTTTGCTTTGTCAATGCAGATTTAATACTCTCAAACATATTAGGGTTGAATGCTGTTGTGCTCATATTTAATTAATGTTCATTATAGATAATGCTACGGGTGTTTCAACGTTTTTGTTGTAATTTTTTCTCAACAATTGTAAGTCCTTTAGAAATAAGCTTTAATGCTTTTTGTGAATTTAATAATTTTGTATGGCATATATTCAATCTGTTATATAGTTCCGTACCTATGGTAAATTTGACCAATTCGGCATCCAAGGATTTTATTTTTTTTAAAAACCCGGTTAGGCCTAGTAAAGTAAAAATATTAATTCTATGTTCTTTTAAGTGTGTCAAAAAAATAGGCATAGAGCCCGCAGGTATAAAATCCAAATAACCACACAATAATAAATTATTATCGCGACAATACCTCATTATAAAATTAAGCGACTCAACAACATTACTTAAATGATATTCTGTATCCGGATCCTCATATATTTTATTATTTTGAAAAATTGCATATGTTTTTGTTGCTTTTAATGTAGTATAGTACTTTAGATCAAAGTATTTTTCGTCTTTATATACATCATACGGTGCTGACAAGAAATCTTCAAGTTTAATGTGATTAAATTTTGCCAAAAAATGCGATATCTTTTTAAGGCAAATTTTTGTCAGATCATCTATATTTGAAAATTCTTTTCTGTATTTAAAAGGCTGTGCTTGCCGTGAACGTGAAATACGAAGATGGGTGTTGTATATTATTTTTTCAAACTCTGTGATCTCTAACTCCGATTCCATTTCTATATGATAATCTTTGTTTGTGTATTATTCAAGAACTTCATTACATATTTACTTTTATAGAGACCCGGATCGTATTTTAAAAATATTAGAACAACAGCGTAGTCGCTCGTAATATCACAATATTCTTTAAAGAAAGCTCTTATTTCCTTATCTTGAAGTAAGAGTAAAAAAATATTAGCTAGATTCAGTTTTTTGGATCTTGTTAAGCTAATAAAAGAGCAAAAAGATAAAAATAGATGATTTAATTCAAGTTCTAGTAACGAATTACTTTGTTTAGTGTACATTTATTGTTACTAATAGTTATTGATCCGTATCTATAAATCAATACTATAGTGACAACGCAGCTAACAAACCTGCGGAAGATGAGCTTGCTTCTGTGTCGTTGACGTGCTCGTCTTCTGTAATCGTTAAAGTGCTATAATCTATCCTCATTAAGCAATTGCCTTGATTAGGACCGAATCGATTTTTCATCATACCCATACGTATTACACCAAGCTCCCTATCTTGGTCCTCCTGCCATAAACTAAAGATAGCATCAGCAGTCATTCCCAGGCCCATACTCTCTGATAGTGTATTTAAACCGGGATCAGAAATTGAATATCCTGATCTATTAAGTTGTGTTGCAGAGATGATAGGGCAGTTAAACTCATAACTTAAAGCGCGTAGCTGTTCGGTAATATGCTTAACGCGCTCATAACTATTTGTACCAATACTCGAATTAAAAAGATTAACATAATCGATAACTATAGCGTCAAATTTAAATCCCTGGTGTAACAGCTTTTTAATATACCCTTTAAGGTGTAATGGTGTTATAGTAGAAGGTGGAAACTCTTTAATTAAAATCTGAGCTTGTGGTATGGATTGTGCGTGTTCATTAAGCTGTTGTTTTAATGTTTGTACTTCTGATCTTAATTTACTAAGGGGTATCTTTGTAATACTCGAGCTTAATCTTTGCGCATAAATTAACTCAGGCATTTCTAAAGTTACCAAAAGAACACTTTTGCCTTGATTAGCGATGTTAACAGCAATATTGCCTAACACAATACTTTTACCGATATTTGTTTCGCCGGTAAAAATATACATTGCTCGGCCGGTTTCAAGAAAACCACCACCAAGCCGCTCATTTAGCCACTCCCACCCAGTAGGAATATATTTTACCTCTGAGCTTATACTATTTACTAACTCATCAACGTCTTGTAGAAGATTTAACCCGGCTTGTGTAGTAAGTGAGATATTACAGGCAATATCAAACTTATGGAGAATCTTTGAGGTGTCTACGCCACCTTTAGTAATTTCATCCACCACGTCCTCCATAGTATGGTAGACAGCTTTTTCTTTTAAAAACTGCTCTGTATTAGAATACAGTTCATCTTTATTGAGATTTTTATCTATATCCTTACATTTGGCAATTACACTCTTAAAAGAGCTTTTTAATTCATCTGTTGTTAAATATGTAGTAATCTCTGTAGGTGTTGGTACTGTGCCGCGTTTTTCGAAAAATGACTTAACAATAGAAAAAATAGCCTTTATATCTTTATCGTCAAAAAACTTTGGTTGTATATAGGAAATGACTGATGCTAAGTAAACTTCGTCAGTAAGTGACTTGTATGCTATAACCTTTTCGAAAAACTTTAAATCTAATTTTTCCATGCTCAGTAATTATACACACCTTAATAACTATATCAATAAGAGCTATACTCTTTCATAAATTTAGCTTGATTTGATAAAAAAGTAGGGTCATTTAATGACTTTAATCCCGGCGACATATGATATAGAAGTATTGGGTATACACCTACTTTTAATTTCTTTTTATTTGCATCTAAACAACTTGATATATCATAATGATGGAACGTGTAATTTTCGTTAAATTTCCAGCCAGATCGTTTAATGCTTTGTGTATTTACGGATAAAAATAAACCGTCTGCAATAGCTACACGGCTTGGAGTAGGTCCAAAACTCGTTATGCTTATACTGTCGTCCTGCAGATAGTGTCCGGCAAACCCCCTTAAATTTGGACCGAACCCACCGCACATTAAATGCCATAATGCCGGCTCTTTTATTAAAGGGTTTATTCCACCCGCAACACCCACTATGTCAAATAATTCATGGGCCATAATGAGCTTAAGAGCAAGTTTACCATCATCAATGAAAACATCATCATGAACAAAGGCAACTATATCATAATCATCCCCAAATTCCTCTAAAAATTCATTGTATTTTTTGCAAAGACCTTGTTTATTATTTGTATAAAAATGTATATAGTCAATAGAACTATAAGGATCATCTTTGCCATCTAAAGTTAACAAACTTTTATAGAGAAGTGTGTCTTCTTTATTGCTTTCTTTTGTACATGAAACAACCGCTATAGTCTTTTCTCTTGTCATAATATAAAAAATGGTGAGTCGGACTCAAAGGTGCCAACAGATGTGGTTCCTTCGCTTGTCAGTAAATAAACTAAACCTTCCTCCAATGGTACATACTTCTTATAAGGCAGTGACGAAAAATCATTTGTTAGCATATTACAGTAAACTGTGCTCCCACACCTAGCAAGATAGACATTACCCGATATACCGTTAAATATCCATAAACCATACGTACCTTTTAACAGACTGAGTGTTTTGCTAATAACAACAATTTCGTCATCATATTCTTTACTAAAAAAATCTAACAATGCAGGTATGATAGAACTATCAACGTTGTTATACTTTTTAGGGTTTTTAATAATTGTTTTTAAGTAATCAAAATTCGTTAATACACCGTTATGTGCTACAAACCAATCACCACATCGGAATGGGTGAGAAGTTTTATGAGTGTATTTTCTTTCACTACTAGTAGGAGCTTGTGTGTGACCTAAATAAAAATCCATTTGCGAGAGTGGAAAGTTAGTACCCTCATAAACAAAATGATCAGACGTCTCTAAATTAATAGTAGACTCTGATTTACATGTTATAAAAAATGTACCTTCTTGTTTGTTAGATACATATATAGATCCGTAAGCAAAATCGCCTCGCTCTTTACAAAGACCGTAAAGTTTCTTGTATGTATTAAAATTAGCTGAACCAAAAATAGCGCAAATACTCGTTAACCTCCAAGAATATGTTAATATAAATAATAAATATTTCAAGATGAATAAAGATATCAATTTAATATTTGAACAATACCAGCAAAAGATTTTACTAAATGAACTTGATTTAGGTGCAGATTATGCAGCTGCTGGCCCTGAAATTAAAAAACGCTTACGTGAAAGAGAGGCCGGTGGGAATGATACGTATTTATTTAAAATTCTTAAAGATGCACTAGGTAAAGATTCCGATGAAGTTGCAGATATTTTATCAAAACCTCTTTATGATATTCTTTTTCCAGGTGGTAAATTTGCAGCAATGGGCGATCAAAAAACACAATTAAGTAAACTACAAAATGCAATCGCTGCAAATTTACCTAAAGTTGTAGAACAGTTACAACAAAGTGAAGAATATGGTGAAAAGCTAAAAAATATTAAAGGTTTAATGTCATCTGCAAAGCACGGCTATACTGCAAGAATTTTAAGAGACTTCATGTCAAATGTACTTCAATTTATTGAGAGTGAAACAGGTGGTGATGAAGAGCCTACTGAACAAGAAGTTCATACAGCAGTAGCAAAAGCAGCTAAAAAGACAGCTGCTGAAGCAACTCCAGAAGGTGAAGCACCGGCAGCTGCTGCAGCCGAGCCAGCTGCTTCACAAGACCCTGCAACAACAAGAATAACTAATTGGGCATTTGAAGAAATTGATCCTGTAGCGGGTGCACCAGAACAGGATGTAATAAGTTCTATTCAAAGAAAAATTCTATCAAGCGGTGGTCTAGGTATGGAAGAAAAAAGTATAGTAAGTAAAATTAAGGCAGTACTTAATATCTTAGTAAGTTCTAAAGTCTTAGAAAGAAAAGCAGGTAAGTTCATCTTTGGTAGTAATTTTGATAAGTTTGAAGACGCTTCTGATGATACAAGCAATATTGGAAAAGACCCTCTTACAATCGCTCAAGAACTTGGTTATAAAGGCTCTGCAGAGCAACAAAGATATCAAAGAGGGTCTGATTACTGGTCCGTACAACCAGATTAATTACAATGAATAATCAGCAAGAGTATAGAGACATTTCTCTTCTTTATGAATCAATTTATGAAGAAGGCATTCTCT